CTCAGGTTTTGATTCCTTTAAGAATCTAGTGGACAGACAAATTGCAACGACAAAGACTTCAAGATTCGGCACGGCAGATATGCAGGAAGGGACGACCATATACAAACGATTCAAAGAATGTTTTTACGCGTCGGATTATACTATATTGGATGTGGAAAAGCAAGCCTCTTGGTTGGCCGAAACTGAAATAAATGCTCTGAACATGATAATAACTGGCGAACCATTGGGAGAAACAGCCAGAAGTTTGACGGTAGACGCAGAGTATAAGACCCAAACCAAGGCAAAAGCCGTGCCAGGTTTTGCAGCCACTGTACCTTACGGACAATCAATATTGGCAAATTCAAAGGCTTTTAATGCACATTTTTCAACTTCTCAACCCAAATTGTATCTGAATTTGTCGAGGATGTTACGAGATGGAGCAATATTGGATTACGGAATGTCCGATCAAGTTTTATCTTCAAGATTGCAAATACTGGGTTTGGCAGAAGGAATGAATGGACCAAAGAATATACAAGCTGACGTTTCCAAACAAGATAGTTCACACACAGCCGCTTTTCTTTACGCCTTCATTTTGATAGCCCGTGATGCAGGATTGGACGAAGACAGTTTACTATTCTATCTGGCATATTCTAGAAAGTACCATTTTAGATCCAGGGGTGCAGATGCAACTCGTTCGTCAGTGTCTTATAATTTGGGATCTGGCGATCCGTTCACATTGATAAGAAATGACGTAATGGAAATGTGTGTGATAGCTTGTAGATTTTCAAACGCCAACACGATGTCAATAGTGGAAAAAGGAGACGACGTACATGGCAACATCTTCAATTTATCCCCACACCCCTTAGCCAATTTGCCTTCCATAACCCAAGTAAAGTTAACAGTTGATTACGGCACTGTAGGTTATCATGCTGGGAGATTTCACAATGGCAAAAGATATTTGGTAGATCCAGTCAGAGCATTCTTAAAACATTTCACAAGACTTTCAGATTCAAACGTTTCAAACAACGTCTTGTATTCAAGTTATGTTTCAAGAGCAACTGATTATGATGATGAAGAAGTGGAATTTCTGGTCAACGCCTGTCAAATACATTATCCTTTTTACTCTTCGGCCCAAATAACTGTAATGATCGACACAATGATTCAATTAAGAATCAGATCCACGTTTGACAAATTTTCGGTAGTAAGACTGAAAGATCATATAATAACAGTGGATTCCAAATCGAATTGTGCAGCTAATTGCGTTAGAGCTCTCAGACCAGGTAAACCTAACAGTTATTACAAACAATTCAGAGGCATGAAACAAGAAAATTTGATCGAATTGTTGATGCGCGAGGGTATTCCATGTCTAAGAACAGATGGTAATTTGTTCGAAGAACCTGTCAACGTTGTAATAATTTCGAAAACCCATGCCAAAGTCAATGTAAGATTAACCGATAGGAGACCTTACGGGACCTTTAAAATTCGAACTAAAGACAATCATTTCAAATTGCAAAATGTCTGAATTACAATCATCGAACGCGCCTTCTGCCACTCTTTTGGTACATGCTTCTTCCGCTGCTGCTGTCCTC